AAAATATAAAAAAAGCACAAAATATACACCAGCAAATGTTAGCAAATAAAACACATCCATTTAATAGTTCTAATAGAATAGACCCTAACAAAATTAAAAAGTGGTGTGAAGTTTGTAATAAAGAAGTGACTTTACCTGTATTTGGCAGATTTCACAAACACTAAATAAGCATTAACTAAGGAAACTAAATTGGCAAACTTCTTCTATGATGGGCAAATACGCAGATTCTTAATTCAATTTGGGAGGGTCTTTTCCGACTGGTATGTTACTAAAGGCAAAGATCCACAAGGCAACGATATACTTGTGCGTATTCCTATTATGTACGGTGATAGTAGTAGACAAGCAAGTACTATTATAGCTAACAACAGTGCAAGTAGTTTACCAAGTGCACCTCTTATTACATATTATATCACTGGATTAGAATACGACCAACGTAGAACACAGGATCCTTATTTTGTAGATAAATTAGCTATTAGAAGGCAAACATATAATTCAGACACGCAATCGTTTGAGACTACACAAGGTGATGCATTTACAGTAGAACGAATAATGCCAGTGCCTTATACATTAAGAGTCACGGTTGATTTTTGGACCACAAATTATAATCAAAAACTTGAGTTGATAGAACAACTAGGTGTATTGTTTAATCCTAGCATGGAAATACAAAGCACAGATAACTTTATTGATTGGACTTCATTAAGTGTAATTTACCAAGAAGGTCTTACTTTTAGTTCACGTAGTATTCCAGTTGGGTCAGGTAATCCAATTGATGTTATGTCTTGGAAATTTTATATGCCAATATGGATAAGCAGTCCTACTAAGGTTAAGAAATTAGGAGTCATACATAAAATCATTGCTAGTATTTTTCAGGGTAATGCAATTACCGATATGCAGGATGATGATTTATTATTAGGAACCAGACAAAAAGTCACACCATATGGTTATAAATTATTATTATTAGGTAATTCATTACAAATACTACCTGAGGGAATTAATATAAGTAACGATAATGATTTATTGAATGTGCCAAAAGGGCCTGATACTGAGTTATATTGGAAAAGTTTCTTAAATGTTTATGGAACAGTGAATCCTGGTATAAGTCAAATTTGGTTGCAAAATCCTTACATGAACACTGATATTGTGGGTACGATTGCTTTTAATCCAGTAGATGATAGAACCTTGCTTTATAACATTGATACTGACACATTACCCCAAAATACATTACCAGCAGTGAACAGTATTATTAATCCTAGAATGAAGGGGCCAAATGCAGGATTACCTTCAGCTAGTCATGGGCAAAGGTATTTAATAGTAAGCAGTATAGGATCAATTAAAAACGAATATGATGTTTTAACAACAGAAAATGTTGATGCATATCTTACAGAGAACAATGAGGTTTTAGAATCTGATAACATTTATAATATAGCATGGAGAAATTTAATAGCCAATGCAAATGACATCATCGAATTTGACGGTGTTAACAATCAATGGGTCGTGACATTTGACAGTCAAAAATCTACCAACGTAGAATATGTTACCAATCTTACCACTAAAATACAGTATAGATTCTCTGATAATATTTGGGTAAAATCATATGAAGGGTTTTATGCGTCTGGAGATTTTTCTATAGTAATTTAACATACTATCTTATTAAAGATAAATTACTAGTATGAAGGTATATGAAACAAAATCTGCAGGAGTATTTTTCTATTCACGTAGCACTAATAGATTTTTATTCCTATTACGAAACGACGATAAAAATAATAATACATGGGGAATCCCAGGTGGTAAGTTAGAAAAGAATGAAACTCTACTAGAAGGATTAAAAAGAGAATGCGTTGAGGAAATAAGTTTCTTCCCATCAGATGCTAAATTAATCCCAATTCAAAAATTCGTGAATAATAGTTTCACTTACAATACCTTTTTCTGTGAAATAAAACAAGAATTTATCCCTATACTAAATGATGAACATTATGGATACTGTTGGATAGAAGCAGGTAATTACCCTAAACCATTACATCCTGGATTATTTAGTACCGTTAATTTTGATATTGTACAAGAGAAATTACAAACACTAATAAAAAAAGCAGCCTAAGCTGCTTTTTTATTGGGCAATACTCAATTAAGCATTATCTATACGAACACGAATTCCGGTATCAGCCGAAGTCAATGCATCGGTTGTCCATCCTGCTGAGGTATTATCACTGAACTCCGGACTTGATCCGCTTAGTTTGACTAAGGTAACACGATGACGCTTTAATCTAGTCACATAATAAACAGTACCAGTATAATCTGTTGCAGTAATTGTCATTTCACCTGCACTTGCTGGTGTAGTGGTAACTAAGCTACATACTGTCGTACCATCTGTGGTTTTAACTTTATATCTACGATTGCCGCGTTGACTAACAATATCTCCTGGTAAAGCACTACCTGCATTAGTAGTCAGTGCTGTACATTTGATTGTAGCAAAAGCGTGTGCATCATAAGGCACACCGTCTGGAACAGTTAACACTAATGTACCTGCTGGAGCTGCACCAGTTGTCATTGAGTACGTAGTAACCGTAAAAGTTTCTGCGCCAGTGTAGCCAGATCCTTCTTCATTGATAGTAGCTGATTTGACTTTGAAATTAATATCAACAAAGAATGTACTTACACCTGATCCTGTTACCTTAGTGATATTAATACCAGTTGTGTCAGTTGGTAAACTACCATAAGCAATACCAGTACCTGCGGTTGTTGTAAATGTAGCATTTGTTCCGCTTATACTAGCAACGGTAATAGTTGGACTACCACCGGCTGCAAAAGTATAAGTATCGCCCACAACTAAACCAGTTTTGCCTGAACCTGTTGATACACTTGCAACTTCAAAAGTAACTGTCCAAGTTGCTTGTACACCGCCGGGCAATGTTGGGGCTGGTAATGCTAACCCTACTAATGGACTATTTGTTGCATCATTGCCGCGGAATAAACCTAAGTTAGACCAGTTAATACTTGCAATGCCTTGACCGCCGATGCCATCATCAGCAGTAGTACTTGAACTTCCGGTATTTTCGTTACCGAAAAAACGTTTTGGTAATGGACGTCCCATTTATTTTCTCCTTTATTGTGATCGTTCTATGATCTACGCAGTGGGGACTGCATAAACTCTCAATTAAGAGTGAACTTAGTATTTATGCCGTTAATATCCAATTTTGGGTGGCACATTCAATGTCACCGGAGTCATATTTATTTTATACGCACTATTAGTACTATTATTATATAAGTATAACCCATCTGCACCTGCTACCATAGTCCAGTCACCTAAATTATTTTTTATGTGAACGTCTGTTAAGTAAGAATTTTTCCATCTAGCGCCTGGATCTCCCAAATTAATAGTTTGATTTATATATGGAGTAAAATGCCCGTCACCTGTGAATACTGAAAGCACATTGCTATCGGTTACAATACCTAATAATTTATCATCGGGTAAGAAATATAAACCAATGCCACTTTGTCCTGCACCAGTTACTAAGCTGACCCCATTTGTATCAGTGGATAGATACAAACTATGAGTAGCACCATTAATTGCTACTGCGTCTATTTCTGAAGCTGAACAATCAATGTGTAAATTTCCTAAGGTTCCTACACTAGTGATATTTGGTTGAGCGTTAGTAATCAATGTTCCTGATACTAACGGAGTCGTTAATATACCAGTGACTTTATCAAATGTTAAATTAGCATCGCCGGATACTGATCCGTTGTCGTTAAATTGTACTTGAGTGTCACTGCCACCAACGCCTCCACCGCTGCCGCCGGTTTGAGCAGTCCAGGCTAAATTACCAAAACCATCTGTTTTTAATACATAGTTAGGACTACCACCTTGTATTGATATATTAGCTATATTACCTAATCCAACATTTCCAGTAACTTCAAAGTCACCATCAACTACTAATCCTGTTAGTATACCAACACTAGTGATATTTGGTTGTATATTTGTTGTTAATGTACCCGTTAATAAATTACCCTGAATATTACCAAAGTTAGCGTAAACGTTACCTGCAATTAAATCATCAATGACATTTACTGAAGTAAAAGTATTAGTTGCAGCTACCCAATTTAAATTACCAGCACCATCTGTGCTCAATAAGTAATCTGAACTACCACCTGATATATGTAAATTACTTAT